TTCTGGATGACATCGAATCTGGCGAAGTTGAGTGCTATCTTGAGGACTGATTAACCTTTCTTTCTTTACACTTTTCCACCTTACTTTTTTCCTTTTTCATCATGACTAAAGAAACCGCAATAGGTATGCTTCGTGCTGCTCAAAACGGCAACCAAATGCTTCAGGTTCTTGACACTCTGATGGCTGATGTTGCTGGGTTCACTTATGCCGAATCTCCGATGATTGAGCAGGTTCTGGGTGTGCCTACTCTGGAGCCGATTGAGTTCTGAATGTGAGACAATAGGGGGCACTTCGCCCCCTTTTGAGCAACAATGGCCCAGTTCACTGGCTGTCCACTCAATCCGCCGAACCCAGCCAGTTTTGGTATCTTAGCCATATGGAAAACAACGGAGCAAACGCGATGCGAGTTTATGCTGTGATCGGTGGTTGGGATTATGAAGGCGAAAGCTTTGATTCCATGCGCCTGTTTGATTGTCACTCTACGGCTGAAGCATACTATCAACACCTGACGGAAGTTGAGGGTTTCGATTATGCTATGATTCAAGTTCGTGAGGTTGAGATGAAGTCCCTTCTGGCGGCTTGAATGATGACTGACGCAGAAAAGCTTTTCGCATTGACTGAACTTATGGGCGACGTGATTCACACTCTGGAGATGAAGCAGTACGACATCGAAGATCCACAATTATCGTATGAATGTGTGACAGATGCTGATAAGTTTCACCAACGAATGATCGACATTTTGCATCATGATTGACGACTACATTCTCCAGGTTCAAATTGCTCAAACTCTTGAAGAGTTGCAGCACCTGAATCCAGATCTTTATGGTCTGAGGTATAGCGAACTGTATGCAAACAATGGTGTAGCAGATCCAAAGGCTTGGACTGAAACAATGCTCCAACAGATTGAACAAGATCTGATCAACAACGCATGAAAACAGTTCTTCATTTGTGACGATTAAAACCCCCAAATCGCACTCAATTCGTCATTATCTACGACATGAAAAAACGTTACATCATCGCTGCTGCAATCGTCCCCACAATCCTATTCACATTTGCTACCATTCGTGACAGTTGTGCCAACCCAAGTTATGCCGAATACTTCGCCGAACAATGTCACAAACCCCAAACAAATGTCTTGACTTAAACTCTCTTCTCATATAAAATACTCTTGTAGTTTGTTACTCATCAAGGACACCAACACAATGCAAACAATCAACGACAAAGTTACGCGCTTCAGAGTTACGCTAGATTTTACGGTTGATACATCAAACTGTGTAAGTCCAAAGGAATGGAACTGGCGTGAACTTTTAGAACTGAAAGGTAACGAAAGTGTCAACGAGGTTTATGTAGAGAACCTCGGAGAATACAACACCAGGAGGAACAAATGAACGAGGATTATGTGTTCGACTTCGAGCAAGAAATCATGGACCAGTACGCTGCTCAAAGTGATGATGCAATCGACTGGGATGATTATGCTCAAGGGAGTGTAGAGTTAGAGAGTTATGACCCATAAGCTCTCCACGGAAACAACACCTAGAGAGGAGTGGAGTTACATACTACTAGTCCTCAAAGAGTTGTTATCAATGAGTTATGATAGCTTTTCCACAGCGTTGTGGAAAAAGCTGTGGAAAAATAAGCTTAAAATAAATGGCTAAAAAAACATAGCTGTGTTAAAGCTTTGGTTAAGTAGCTTGTGTCTGAAAAGGTGTTTGAAAGCCCTCTGAGCCTGGTGATTATGGGTGTTTGAAAGCCCTCTGAGACCTTGTGATCTTAGCGGGCAGGCTATCACACGACCGCTAAAATGGCAACAGACCCGGACATAAATCTCAGAACCCACACAGTTTGCTACACATAAGGTCCTCAGAGATCTTATAAGTTTTCCACAGCACTTGTGGAAAAAGTGTATAAGTTTTCCACAGCCTTATGAGCACTCTAAGTCCCCACACATTCGTGAACTTGACATAAGCCCTCTGAATGGCTTATAATAACTCTGTGGAGGTTCATAAGTGTTCGAGTGCTTAAGCCTTCTGAGCCGGCTTATGTAAAGCTCAAGCCACAGAGACCCATGAGCCTACCATAAATCTCTGAGGTTGGGGAGAGTATTGTGACACTTTAATTACCTGCACACAGAGTCGCCCAGAGGGAGCCAGGCCTGGTATCTTAGCCATGTTGAGAGGAACACACATGACCACCACCTTCCAGCCCAAGCTTCAGTCTGAGACCTACAACGGCTGGAGCAACTATGAGACCTGGAATGCTGCTCTGTGGATTGGCAATGATTATGGTTTCTACAGCACTGCTCTGCAGTGTGATGATTATGCCGAGTTCCAAGAGCTTATGATTGATGATTTCGGTAAGAGCTGCACCCCCGATGGTGTGCTCTGGAATGACCCTGAGCTGAACCACATTGAGCTGGATGAAATGATTCAAGAACTTAAGGGCTAATTCTTTACTCTTTCTGTTCTTCATTCGTGATCACAATGACCTACAGGACTTCACTGCAAAAGCTTATGAAATCTCACGGGTTTGAGTTACATCGATCGAATGGCAAACACCTCGTTTGGAGTAATGGTCAAGGGCAGAAGCTTTCCACCTCGTCTACACCTTCGTGCCCTCATGCAATTAACAACGTGAAGAGAGATCTTCGCCGTTTCGTTAACACTTAAGCTCTCCGAGTTCGTCTACACTTAACACCACACCTTCGTTATCATCATGAGCACCATTGACATCGCAAAGGCAAGCAAACTGGATCTGCTGGTTGCTGATACCCTGGGGCAGCTGAAGTACACTGTGCTCCCCACTCGCAAAGCTCGTAAGTCAGAACTCATCATGAGCCGCACGAATGGCCCTCGGACTAACACTAACCGCCGAGGTCAGGCATACAGCGGACATGCGACACATGCACAGAACGCTGTTATCGAAGGGAATGCGATGGCATACTTCAAGACCAGTGGCTGATCTCTGAGTGCTTATGTCCCCTCTGAGGCTTATGAGCACTTGGAGGGGACACGAATACGGGGTACACGAGCAGCGGTTGTCGTGATCTTATGAGCAGTTTGAGCAGTTATGTGGCGCGGGGTTTGTGTTAGCGCGGGGCGCGGTGGCCCCCGTTTATAAATCGCTAAACTACCCTAATCTATAACGACCCCAAAAAGCGCTCTAAAAGCCTTCCTCGATTCAAAAATTTTTTTGGTGGCCATAAATACTCCGACAGGTCCATCGGAAATATAATATGAAAATAACCACCTTATCATCATTTCCAGGCGTCCCCTTCAATGATACCTTGGAGACATTCTTTGACACTTATGAAGTTAAAGAGGATATTGAGTGTTATCAGTTACTGTTTTGCCCTTATGGTAGATGGACATCGTTTGATGATTTGTATAAGATAAAATTTAAAACTCAAACAGTGATTCTGAATGTCATAGATTTTATCATTGATGAATATGATAATACTGCAATTGATGAACTAAAGAAGTTCTGTGAAGATCATCCAGAGAATAACTTCATCATATTCAATTTTCACTTAGGTCTTGGAAATCAATTAAAAGTTCCTAACTTATATCTGGATACGATTCTGAGTTCAAATCTTACAGAAAATCTGAAGCATTGTGAAAAGAAAGAGATATCAAATCGATGGTTATCTTTGAACTTGGATACAAAGTTACATCGAGTGATGACTGTATGTTACTTACTTTCAAAGGATTACTGTGACAATGGAGATTTTACTTTTAATATGGAGGCTCCAACTCTTGTAAAGTATGATAAGTATAAAAATATAACCAAGATATCTGATAAGTTACGATCAGATCTTTCTAAAGGTTATAAAAAGTTTAGAGAAAAAGATTTTAACTTATTGAACATACGTAACTTCGATAAAGAAGATGATCGAGTAGCGAGCAACTATAATAATAACTTGATGCCAGTGTATGAGAATATTGGAGTTGAAATCATAACAGGAACAATGTTCTTTGAAAGAACTCCATCATTAAGTGAAAAAGAAACTCAATCTGTTTATGGTAAGAATTTTCCGATTTATTTGAATGGAGTCGGAATGGTGAGAGAAATAAAAAAACTGTTTGGCATTGATACATTTGATGATATAATTGATAATAGTTATGATGAGATTGAAGATCATTTTGAAAGGCTTCAAGCTGCAATCGATAGAAATCAACATCTGTTAGATGGTTCGACAAATATCAGAGAATTATGGTATGATAACAGAGATAGATTCGAAAAAAATTGCAGTAAGATGGATTCTATGATTTTTGATAGAAGTTATCAAAGAATTATGAATCATGAAAAAATTAAAAAGGCTTTAAATCATTTTAATGTATCTTTCGAATAATTAAAAATCATATATAATTTTTGAAATCAATCTAGATGAATATATGGAACTTAAGTTGGATTATCAGGAAAAGGATCTATTAATTGATTGCATTCAACATCGGTTAGATACTGATAAAATTCTTGTGATCAATGACTCTCTCAAAAATGAAATTGAAGATTTATTGGTCAAGATTGAAGAAGAATGTGTTTGAAAAAATACTTCTAAATAAACCAGAAACCATTGCATGAATTGACTTGTGGTGGTAGAATAATAACGTCGCTATTCTAATTTTATGTCAAAAGGATTTACAATTAAAGCTACAACTCCAACTCCTAAAAAGAGTGAAGATGATTTTGATCTTAATGCCGCAAAGGAGATGATTCGTGGCAAAAGTATCGTATTTTGTCTTCCTGGTCGCGGATGTTCTTACATCTTTCTCAAGAACTTTGTTCAACTCTGTTTTGATCTAGTCCAGAATGGTGCAGCCATTCAAATTTCACAGGACTACTCTTCCATGGTTAACTTTGCACGATGCAAAGTTCTTGGTGCAAACGTTCTTCGTGGCCCAAAACAAATTCCCTGGGATGGTCGTCTGAATTATGACTACCAACTTTGGATTGATAATGATATCGTTTTCAATACTGAACAGTTCTATCGTCTTGTTGCAATGGATAAGGATATTGCTGCAGGATGGTACATGACTGAAGATGGTCATACCACTTCTGTTGCTCATTGGCTTGAAGAAGACGACTTCAAGAACAATGGCGGTGTTATGAATCATGAGACGGGAGATACCATGACAAAGCGCCGTAAACCCTTTACAGTGGACTATACGGGGTTTGGTTGGGTTCTGATCAAGAACGGTGTCTTCGAGTCCCTAGAGTACCCCTGGTTCGCTCCTAAGATGCAGGTATTTGACTCTGGAGAAGTTCAAGATATGTGTGGAGAAGACGTATCGTTCTGTCTTGACGCAAAGGCAGCGGGTTATGAGATCTGGTGTGATCCTAAGATCCGTGTGGGGCATGAGAAAACTCGTATTATCTGATACGGGTTTTCCCCCCTTTAGAAACTTATGTTCGGCGCGTTAAAAGACAAATTTCGGCGCGAAAATAAAACCAATTGTGAGGTATTGAAATGGCAGTAAAAAAATCATCTGGTGGTAAGGTTGTAATTGAATCCACTCCTAAGAAAACTCGTCAGGGAATGGGTAAACATACTAAATGTGCTGCAACTAGTCGTAATGTTGCTAAGAAAAAGTACCGTGGTCAGGGTAAATAAAAAATCTAAATAATTCTAAATCATTACATAGATAAAAATGTCAGAAACATCACCAAAAGTAGGACCAACTGCAGCAGACGCTCCTGAGGTAACGATTGAAACTGCAAAAGTATTTGACTATAATGTAGCAGCTAACGCAAAAACTGTTGCTCCAGCTAAACCAAATCCCGCTTCACCTCTCGCTGCAGGATGATATGACAGAAAAAGAAGCATATATTCATAAGTGGATACAAGAAGTATCCAAAAATAGACCTGAATTGGGTGGATTTGCAGTTTGCCCATATGCTTCTACCTCCAAAACTTTAATTGTAGAAACTTCAATTGATGATATTGTACCCGAATCAGGGTATGATGTCATCATTTTTATTGTTGAGGACTTTTGGAGATCGGATCAGGTCGAAAAATGGGTAAAAGTATATAATGAAAAGTTTACATATTACAAATTTTTCTCAGATTTATCCACTAGAGACACATTTATAGGTGGTGTAAGGACCAATAACGAGAAATTTAACTTAATTTTATGTCAATCCAAGAAAAAATTGAGTGCAATTCGCAAAAAATTGATTGAAAGCGACTATTATTCTTATTGGACAGACGAATATCTCAAAGAAATTTTAGGTGATGATTACGAATATATAGAAAAAAATACTAAGGAGGATAAAAATGGATCTGAACAATAAACCAGACACTCACAAAAAGGGTAGTGATGGTGTTTCTGAAAAATACCTCTATGATGTTGAAAAAGAATTGTATAATATTGCAGTAAATTACATGCCTCATTTGAAACAGATGTCTATGGATGATTACGCAAATAAACTTAAGGAAGAAGGTTGACTTTTCGGGATAGCAACCCCGTAAAAAGTTCTGATTTTTTAATCAGGAGCTAAAAATGTCAAACCTACCAGTAGATAGAGACGCTGAATACATGAGAAGAATGTGGGGAACCACATCTTTGATCACCGATTATGGAGTCACTCCATCAAAACATGTCATTCAAGAGGTTATGCACGATCTTGCACCACATCATGATCTAAAAAAACAAACTGAATTGCATGAGAAGATTCGTAATGATGAAGATTACGATGATTGGGATTATGGAACAGAGCCAACCTATGGAAAAAAGTGGTAAAAATGTCTTATACATATAATAAATACCCTTAGTTTGAGTAATGACTAGGATTTCTCGCAAATTTAAAGACATAAGTCTCTCTTTTGTGAGGAATCCTGTAACTAATGATATCCTTACAATTAATGATTCTGATGCAATTAAGAAATCCATTGTTAATCTAGTTAGAACTAGAATTGGAGAAAGATTTTTTAATTCATTAATAGGATCAAAAATTGAAGATTCTATGTTTGAATTGCAAACTCCGGAAATATCTTATTCTTTGGAGTTGGATATTAGAACTCTTTTGA